CTCCACTCTTATAAACTCTACTCTCTACTCCACTAGCTATTCTAGTTGCTGTTAAGCCATTGTCAGCTGTAACGACTGCATAGACTCCATTATCATCTTTCCCTAAAATATCACCTCTACTAATCGCCTCACCATCTTTAAACTCTACAGTCTCTAAAATAGTTGGATAATCAAGCCCTGCAATTAGATTGTCAGGGGTATATGTTTCTACTACCATTATATTTCTCCTAATATTGCTTTTACATCAAGCTTAAACTCTTTGTCATCATTCTCCTCTTTTGTTGAGGTATCTGTAGCTTTAATCTTCTTAACTTTATCATTGAGCTTTTGACTATCTTGTTTAAAGTCCTGCTTAAACTGCTCTACATCTTTAAACATTAATCTAAACTGCTCTAACTCTATATCTTTAGCACTCAATGACTCATCAAATATCTTATCTTGAAGTTGCTCTTTGTATTTATCTTTAACTATTGACAGAACCTCTTTTAATCTAGTTCTCTCTGCTGTTAATCCAAGGTTATATACTTGATTGTATAAATCTTCATGCTTCTCTTTTAGTTGCTCTAATGTCATCTTTTCTCCTAGTTTATCATTTTTATTATTGTGTGTCAGACCTATCTTACTGTTAGGATTAGCAGGAATATTGGCTACTGAAACCTCTACTACTTCCCACTCATTTGCTATTAATAAGGTAGTACCGTCTTCCTTTTCAATTATATCATACTTTCTAATAATAGCTCCAACACTAACTGTATCTATAAAGCCCTCTTTGATTTTATTGAATATCTTAACTGCATACTCATCATTCTTATCAAAGATAGCAGTACCTTTTAGTTTCTTATCCTCTACTCTAACATTCTCCCATTTTCCGATTGGTAAGTTCCAATCTTCATGTTGATAGAATAATTTAAGTATCTCTTTTCTCTCTAAATCTACATTCTCTTCACCATGCAACAGTTGAAGCTTATAGTAATGTCTATCTATAATAGTCTCATCACTGATAATGAACTCTACAGACATTTTCTTTTTATCTATTAAGCCCTTTCTAGTTATTGTGAAGTTTTCTCTTTTTGGTTCACCCATCTTTTATCTCCTCTTAATTCTTTTGGTGTATTGTTAATCATAACATTAGCTTCCTCTTTCTTTCGTCTCATATTGCTATAGTAATCACTACCATTGATATTAAACGCTTCAGTTTCAGCAGTTGAAAATCCATTCTCTACTCTCATTCTACTAGCTTCAGTCTCTACTTTCTCATTGATTTGTCCCATATTTCCACCTTTCCAAACACTCTTTAGATATGCTCTTCTAATGAAAGAGTCAGTGAGAAAACCCTCTGCTTCTAATCTTCCATTTAAAACTGCTTCATAGATAATAGCTTCATAGAATGGTTGGCAGAACTGTCTAGCTAATAAACCTCTCTCTCTCTTATATATTCTCCAAGCTTCTAAGAAACTAGCTCTAGCTGAAGTATAACTTGATTGGAAATGTTTAATGAACAGCTCATAAGGCATATTAAGACCTATTGCTATCTGTTTCATAATTGAGGTTGTAAAATCATCATAGGTAGAGTTTGGAGATTTAGGATTAACAACATCTATACTCTCACCTTGATATAATTTAATGATACCACCATTCATCAGCTCTATTGGCTCATCTAATCCGTCAGGAGCTTCTTTATCAGACTTAAAAAATACTGTGAGTAATCCATTGATAATAGCACTAGTTAATTCAGCAGTGGTGTATTCATCTAGCTGTTTTAACTTCTCTAGTACAGGTGCGAGTATTGGAACTCCTCTTCTCTGATGGGGTCTAGTCTTATCAAATAGATGTAGAATGTTTCTCTGATTGGTTAACTCACTTCTAGCTTCAATCTCAATCCATTCTGCATGTGAATAGTCTATAGAGTCTTCATGATGACTTGCAACAAAATAAGATAAAGGCTTACCATACTTATCAACCTTGATACCACCTGCTAATTCGAATGTATCTATACCATATTCAGGATTAGATATTCTATCAGCTTCTATCAATTGCAATGAAGTCATATAGGGTGTATCTGCTCTCTCAATTCTTGGCATAAGTACAAAACAATCTCCACTAATCATCATGGATAAGAAAGCTGTGAGTTGCATTTCATAAAAGGTTTGAGTCTCTGAACTATCACTATAGACACTCTCTGCAACAAAATTAAACTCTCTCTCTGCTTTCTTTTCCCACTCTGTGGCTTCATCTGATGTTAATCCAAGATATTCATAATCAACTTGAGGTTGAACTCTTAGACCATTTCCAACAACAGATACAGCCTTAGTGTTTAATGCTCCAGTGATTAGTCCATTATTCCGATATTGGTCTCTGCTTCTGTCTCTTAGTGTATTTAGATAAGGTAAATCCTCAACATCACTATCTCCACTAGATACAGCCCACTTTTTAGTTGCATACCTATTAAAGCTTGAACCAACATAAGACATCAATTCTCTCTTATTGACATAACCAAATCTTTTAAGAATATTACCAAACAATATTAACTCCTACTGATTGGAAAGCTTTAGATTTAGACTTACCTAATCCCTCTATATAGTTAGCTCCATAAGTCTTTATCTTCTGAAGTAACTCTTTTTCCCTTGCGTATAGAGTCTTTAAATTAGCCCTTATAAGCTCTTTGTTATCAATCTTATATGATTGGCTTAGTTCAGCCTTTTTAATGGCTTTACGGACATTTATGAGTTGTTCTTGTAGTGTCTCTAGTTCTATAACTAAC